CTTCTGCTTGAGTTGCTAGTTCCGCGATTCCTTCTAACGTTTCGGTTGCTGAAGGGGTAGTGCCTCCTAATCCGGTGTAATTGGCTAGTGTGGCGGGTGTGACAATACGGGAAATATCTGCTCCAGCATCTACTTCCGCTTGAGTGGCGAGTTCTGCTTTGCCCGCAATCGTTTCGGTGGAAAAGGGTATTTCAGCAGCGGGTAACCCTGCCAGTGTGGCGGGTGTGACCACGCGATTGGTATCAATTCCAGCATCTACTTCCGCTTGAGTGGCGAGTTCTACGCGGCCCGCAACAGTTTCAGAAGCAGCGGGTAATCCGGCCAGTGTGGCCGGTGTGACAATACGGGAAACATCTGTTCCAGCAGATACTTCCGCTTGAGTGGCTAGTTCTGCGATTCCTGCAACGGTTTCAGAAGCCGATGGGGTAGTGTTGGGCTTATTGGCCAGTGTGGCGGGTGTGACAATACGAACTGTATCCGTTCCAGCATCCACTTCCGCTTGAGTTGCTAGTTCTGCCTTACCTTCTACCGTTTCGGTTGCTGAAGGGGAGTTGTCTGTTCCAGCGACATCCACGATAAGCTCCGATCGTGCCGTGGACGCAGAGTTATTGGTTAGTAACGTTTTTGCAAATTCGGCAATGGGTAGCTCCAGCTTGGTCCATGCATCATTAGTAATGGGGACATCATCTTGATTCAAGATGGACCCCTTGATAACCAAATTACCATTGGAATCAATACTGAATAAATCCTGAGCCCCGCCGTCACGAACAACGAAGCGGTTGGCTCCCGCCAAATCCCCTAGGTCAATTACTAGATTGCCTTCTACATCGAGAAGTAAGTCACCGCTTGACCTGATATCTTTGGCGTTAGTTTGTAAAGGCCCTCCTAATTCTGGGGCTATTTCGTCTTCGAGGCTCATGATATTGGTGTAAAAAAGAAAGTCCGCATCGTCCAATTATATTAGAACGATGCGGACCAGTTGGGTAGGATTAGGGAAGAAGGGATTAGGTGATTACAACATCAGCGCAATCCAGAAGCTCGAAAGCTGCATCACAACGCTTATGTCGGATTCGGAATCCCCATTGAGGTTTTCCGGGCTTGGCACCGTTAGCAAGAACTCCACGGAAGTAACCCCAAGACTTGTCTGGGTTATCGTTCTTATCCTGAATGTTCAAGAAGTTGAACGTTCCGCGATAAGTGAGAGGATCAAAGTTAACGTTAGATCCGGCGCTTCCGAGAGGGGTAGGAATGAGACATTCCGTAACATCTTGGTGGTAAACATACGAATCTTCGTATTCAGCTACTTCGTAGTCAGGGTTGACCACATAGCGGATTTCAGATCCTTGCTGGCCTTGGTATCCGGTAGAATCAATAACGTAAGCAGGAACTTCAACCCAACGAGATCCGAGGGCCGCGCCTCCATCGTAATTGTAACGGGATGGGAATGGATCAATGATATGATAAAATCCACGGTGAGAGCGTTCGACCCCGAGAGGCTTCAACAACTCATTCACTTTAGGACTGTAGCGATAATCATCACGGGTTCCGTCTGCATTCTGCCTAATCAAGTGGTCTGAAGACTCAGCACTGGTGATAAGGGTGAATACAGGACGCCCATCGGTGCGACCCATTGGATTGGTGCCTCCACCATCACGGATAAGCTGCATGTAGAAACGATTCAGCATTCCCTGAGTTAGACGAGACACGTTTGCCTCAGTAAACGCGGCAGGAGTGTTATCCTGCTCTGGCATACCTTTACCAGCTTGACCAATAAGTCCGACTGATCCGCTCGTGTTGGCCAAGAGGCCCGGAGCGGTGCAGAGAGATCCGTTGGTATTCAGGTAAGCTACAACATTGTTGTGAGCCCAATCACCATACTGATCGCGGTAACGATCTTTCCAGATCCAAGCCACGTTCTCAGTCAGGTTATCAAGAATGTTGCGAAGCTGATCGAGGAACTTGTAACTCATACGAACGTCGTGGACACAGATAGGATCTGATTCAACGGCGGTATGAGCGAGTCCGTAGTTCTGCATGGTCTGAGCCACGGGAACTTGAACAGCGTCGGGGATACAATACTTGTTAGAACCCGCATTGATCGGCTGCCATGTTGGTGCCGGTGGCATCGTCCGTTCGTAAGTCATTACGTTCAGATTGTCGCCCATCTCATTGGGCCACTTGCCTTGTTTCATCAACTTGAGCCAAGGGCTCGTGTTGATTGTGCGACGATAAATATCGCCAGAAATTCGACCAGACTCACGAATGAGTAGTTCGGTAACATCGGTTGAGGGAGTTCCCCCAGTAGTTTGTGTAGACATGTTTGCTATAGCCCTCCTCTGGGCATTAAATTACAATTTCTGTGATTCTCCCTGAGCCGAGGAGTGAAGTAGCCCGATTTGTTGCTGGAAATTGCGGAATCCAACGGTTCCACTAAACTAGTATCCCATAAGAGTTGTATTAGCAAGAACAAAACTTACTGAGAATCCCAATGACTCTTAGCCAGCGACAGAACTGTGGCCTCAAAACTATCCTCAAAGCTACGCGGGGGAACCCATTCATGCTCATGCCTTAGCGTAGACCCATCCAAACTGTATCTAAGATCATGCCCCGGACGACTCCCGTGGTAGTCCTCCAAAACAAGATTGGCGGATAAACCCAGTATCTTTGAGGCTCGTTTAACTATCTCCAAATTGGTCAAGTCTTCCTCCCCTGAAACGTGGAGACGTAGGGGAAAGTGATCCCCGTCCGCGAAAGAATGTATCCGACAATTGTTAACAATATGCACTAACGCATGGGCATGGTTTTCGGCGTGCAACCATACACGACTGCCTGAAACAAACTTTTCACCTTTGAAGGTCCCGTGGACACTTAAAGGCTCTCCCGTCAGGATTTTTTCCACCACCAAGGGGATGAACTTCTCCTTATTTTGGTTTTCGCCAAAATTGTTCATCGTATTGGTGATAACCACGGGAACCCCGTAAGTCCTCCAATAACTTATGGCGATGGCCTCCTGCGCAGCTTTGCTGGCCGCGTATGGGTTGCTCGGCATAATAGAGTCCCATTCCAAATTGGAATAGTCAGGTGGAGCGGACCCATACACTTCATCCGTTGAAACTTGGATAAAGGCTCTCGGTTTAACTTTTCGGGCATATTCCAGCATGTTCAATACCAAAGCCACGTTGTTTTCGATGAAGGGGACTGGTTGCGCAATACTGCGATCAACATGGCTTCCGGAAGCCACATTAAAGATAACCTCGGGGTTACCTAAACCAATGACCATTTCATCTGGTATGGGAGCCCTCAAATCGTGATACCAGAAGGTTACCCTATCCGAATACCCCGACGTGGCTATCTCACTAGCTAACTTGGACAAGTCCGTAGCATAGTTCAGCCCCTCGATGACCTGAATGTTCCAGTTGGTGTTTTTAAGCACCTCTTTGACTAGATGATACCCAATGAATCCAGCCCCTCCCGTAATCAATACCGTTGGATTCATATTAGGATAACCCTAGCTCGTTCTCAATTACGTCCATGAGAGATTTACCCTCAGAAACCGGTGTTGCAGAAGAGTGGTCCCCTCCTGCCTTGGGTTTTGCTTTTACCATACCGGAGAGTTCTCCGTTCAGTTTAGCAATTTCGGCATCTCTTGCGCGGAGGGCAGAGATCATTTTAGGGACCACTGCCCCTGCGGCGAGGGCGTAGGCACGGTGATTAGGGGTCAAAGTGGAGAAGTCCTCCTCCATAGTCTTGGCTTTGATCGCCTCGAAGGACACATCCTCACCTAGACTTGGGGTTACCTTTTGAAATTTTTCAAAGACCTTCTCAATCCCTGATCGGACCTCGATCAAAGATTTTTTAGCGGCTTGTTCCTTGCGAGCAAGGTCCGCGTTCTCATATTTAACTGCCAGTTCAGCCGCCTGATCCTTCATTTGCTGGGAACGCTGGAAGACAATGGCCGCATCATCCATCATTCGATAGACTCTGTTTTTATCTCTATCGGACATATCCTCGGTAATGTCCCGAAGTTTCTCGTCTTGGGCTTTCCCTTCCAAGGCCATTGCGTCGATCAAATCCTCGGGAGGGATTTCATTTCGAGTAGCAATCTCTTCCGCCACATCCATCATGGCTTCGATTGGCTCGGCCACTTGAGCCACGTATTCGTCAGATTTCTCCACGTCATATACCGCCGCTGATTGCCTAAACTCTTCGAGTTCAGCGGTGACTTGTTTGAGTTGGGTTTCCAGTTCGGTTACGGGGGCTTGTTTACGGACACCCTCCAATTCGTCTGCCAAAGCAGCTTGGGCGGCCTTGGTTTCCTTTAGCTCTGATCGGAGCTTACCCCATTGGATTTTAGCCTTGTCATCAAGACCATCAAGCTCCTCTGCCTTAGGGAAGTCCACGTCATCGTCCTCATCCCCATCGGTGGAGTCCCCGGATTCAGCCTCATCGGTAGAGTCCTTTTCCTCAGACTCGTCCTCCTTTGGCTCTTCAAAGCCTAGTTCTTCGTCGATCCGATCCAAAAAGGAATCTTTTGAATCCTCTGGAGACTCATCGGAATCAATAGTGTCGATCGCGTCCTCAATAACGGAAGACCCCTCCTCAACGGAAGTGTCCACGGTATCGGATTCGATTGTGTCGGTAGTGTCGGTAGTGTCGGTGTTAGTTTGACTCATTTTGTTCTTCTTCTAAATTACCCCATTCGGTATGCTTGTTCTGGTGCTTCTTAAAGTGTAAGTCGGGGACTACTTCAAAAGTGTCAATACAATTCTCGTATCCCGCTTGATAATATTGCCTCTGGCTTGCCGCTTCTGCGGATTCACCAATAAAGGCCACTGCTTTAGAGTTGGCCCTTATTACTTGTAGCCCCTCTTCAAATTCAGGTGAGGCCAGAAACTCGGCCCACTTGGCCCGTGCTTGGACGTTCAACTGCCATCTGTTCAATATGTCTTCCCTTGTCATCCTATTTTAGAAATTCCCGTATGTCTCGCGCCCCCTTGGCGTCTTCCAAAGCCATTTTTTGCTGATGTTCTTGGAGCTTTATCATCTGCTTCATCTGATGCTGTTCCTGCATCATTTGAAGTTTTATCTGATGCTCTTGGAATTTGGCCTGTGTTTCTGGGGAAGGTCCCTGCTGCTGCTCAACCTGTTCTCCCTCAACGGCTTCCTGTTCAGCTTGTTCCTGTTCTTTGGCCAAAGCCTTTTGTCCATTTAGAATCATCTCGGACAGCTTCTGGAGACGTTGATTGTATTCCTTTATCTTGTCCTGAATCATGGTATCCCCCTGAATCTGCTCAAGGTGCTGAACACAATGGGTAAACAAAGGTAAAGCAGGGATAATAGCGTCAGTAAGTTCCATTTGGCCTTCCTCGGTCATCTGGAAGATTTCTTCCAGCTTAGGAAGGTGTAAATCTAGGTGAGTCGGATGCACCTCGTCGAATAGAACAAGGATCTCCGCACCGTTCATGATGGCATCATTTTCGAGTTGGGCCACCTTGGCCTGAACTCCCAGTCGGCTTTCCTGTTCTGCTGGAATGTATCTATCGGCGGCATCGTGGCCTACCAAAGCGGCGGTCTGGTCGCGAAACAGATTATGTCGTCCTAGTTCATCGTAAGTGCCCGCTAATTCGTTTAACTGCTGGAGTTGAACCATACGGTTAGCTGCTGATCCGTTACCGACCGCACGAACGGTTCGGGTTTTCTCCCAATCTATTAGATCCAACGCCTCCTCGGGAACACCCCGTTCAAGGCATCGGTTACGACACTCGTTAACCTGTTGGTATCCAACGGTATGCTTAGAATACCTTGGAGCCCAAAACCGTCGAGATAGTTCGACATGGTAACAATCCCAAGGGACATAAAACAAATTGAGGGCGGTAATGTTTAGCTTGGAGGCCTCTTCTAAGTGAGCGGCCACCTCAAAACGCGTTTTCCTGCCATCTCCACCAAAAACTCCCGCCGTGGAATACTGTCCGGCACGTTCCTGTGTCATCTGACCCAAATCATTCAAGATGGGCATCATTGTCTGGGACACGTTTGGTATAACGCGGTCCACGATGCTTACATTGGGTGGGAGGATGGCAAAAGGCCCTAAATAATTGAAGGCCAGATTCTCCAAAGCTCTTTCATCGTTAGGTTGAACCATCGGGGCTCCCGCTAACATGGCGTTGTCCACTGCTTGAGATCTAATCCGGTTACTCAACTGCAACTGAGGGAAGATCTTATACCCAAGTCCACGGATACTGTGGAAAGTTCCATTGGTCCCAATACCGTAAGTGAAGAATGTAAACGCTCTGGAAATGTTCTCATACTTCCCGATCTGCTTGCAGAGGAAGTCCTTATTCTCGGCGTTCTCTAAAGTGACATAGTGGGACACTGATCCGTCAAATTCCTTCGACCATAGATGAACCACCTTCACTTTAGCTGATTTTGCTCCGCATTGCAGGTCGTTGTTTTTTAGCTCTACTTGCAGATCTTCCCAGTTCCTTCCCGTATCCCCGTTAATCACATAGGCCGCTCGAATGGCTTTCTTCACCTCTTCAACGTTCCAGCCCATCTTCTCAGCGGCTTTCTCGTTCTCGATGTAACGGTAAAGTTCAGTAATGTCCATTGCCCGGACGGCGCAAGCTATCTCGATCGCCTCTGTGGAGGACTTGGTCCCCCTAGGGATTAGAATATCCCCTAGGCCGGTAGATCGTGCTTGCCAACTCAAGTCATCTTCAAAGAAGGTGACTCCAACCCCGTGCCCCACAAAATGATGGCACAAGTTGATGAACTCAAAATGGAATCTATCCCACTTCCTTAACTGGAACGAATACTCTTCTGATATGATTCGGTTCCATTCGATCTGCTCATTGTTGGTGCCAAACTTGGTTTGAACTCTAACGATCTGCTCCACTGAGTTGATTAGATCTACATAAGCAGAGAGGGCTTGCTCCAGATACTTCTCTCCCTCCCCAAAGTTTAGATTGGTCCGGAAGGCTTGGCCAGACTCCCGTAAGGCTTGGTCTGAATAGGGAGGGGTTCCATCGAACATCGCCTGAACTCGCATTCGATTGATAGCAGATACCTTATCCCCGTCCCGCAAATTCTCGTAGATAGTATTAGCCGCCTTAACATCTTTGATACGAGTCTTGGGCGGGCCTCCTTTTTCAGGGAGGGTCAACACGGGTAATTCAGATAATTCTTCTAGGCCGTTCATATTATTGGTTTTTAAATTCTACACTCAATCGTTCCGCTACTCCACTTCTAAGTGTGCGTGGTGGGATTGTGACAGAGCATCCAGTTTTTTCATGCGGTTTCCCCAAATCTCTTGCCTCCCTTTATTCACAGTAAATCGTTCCCCGCCCATTAACCCCATCCGCTCACGGCAAAGGTCAACCAACACGAACGCTGCATCGGCCCTATCGGGGGAGCGGCCCACTCGGGCCTTATAATCTTTCTTTGCCTCTACCACGATACGGGCCGTTGATCCGGTAGTGTCATACATTCTGGAGACCATCTCCTTAGCTAGTGCGTGGTCAATGCCTTTTAGTTGCCCTGAGCGCAATAACTCGTTTCCCTGAAACCATATTTCGGACATACGATTACCATATCGTTCATTAGCGGGGCGGTTGTCGGTGGCAGAAACGGGCTTATCTGAGGCTTTCCCCGAAAACTGAACTGCTAGGACATCTCGCGACCACTCATTGTGCAAAACATCTAAAAAGGGTCCACCCCCTCCGGTAGCATCACACGCTGTATGGTAGGGTTCCACTTTCCGTTCCCTGCACTCGTCCCTAAAGGCTCTGGCAATCTGGAAAGATCGAGGAGTATTATGGTCGTTGATGTTCTCCTTTAAGGTGACTGCCTCCCCAAAATTAATAACGTCCACGTCCCCCACTCGACCGATTTCTCCAAAGTAGGCCATGCATAAGTCTCCTCCGGAAGTGAACGAAGGGTCCAGTGCGGCCACCTTAGTTACAGGTCCGGTGAACTTAGCCTTTTCAGAAGCGTTGGATTTTACCAAATCCGCTTCTGAGTAAACTCCGTTAGAGATTCCGTCGGGACACCAAAACCCCTTATACATACGATAATAGAGGAGAGAGTTTTCACCATAGTCCTGCTTCGCTTGGTTGATGGTCTTCAGATCGGGCATCCACGGGTATTTATTTCCCGGTTCTGTTATGTTGGGGTTGTCCTCCGCATTGAAGCGAATGCACAAACCCCGTGAGGTTTCCCACGAATAATCAGATTCGCTAACACTTGACCATCCTTCTTTAGGCTCGGCCATAACCCCAAAAGCATCGAAATGGGAACTGGGGTTACCTAACCCCGTCATATGAAAATTAGGGTTGGTGGACAGGTTGGTGTAACAAACATGGACTAACGATTCGGGGATTTCTGGAAGCTCATCGGCAATCACAAACACATTGGTCTGCTTAATACCCACTAGCTTACCAATAGCGTCCCGCTCTTTTTTCCGCTCTGCGGGTAAAAGTCCAATACCTGTTGATTCGGTGAACTTGCCCGTCTTATCCAAGCCCTTAATCATCCCCATAGAGGAGACTACTTTGCCGGGAAGGCCGGGAACCGCATTCCACAAGTCCATCGTTGACTTCCATATCCGTCTCTTCGCTTCTCGAAGGGTTGTGGAAGTCATCATAACCAACGTGTCCGTTGGAGATGCCAGATAATTTACGATACCCCAAAGGGCGAAAGTGTCAGACTTACCGGAGGAAGCGCATCCGGCCACGGCTAAATACTGGTTTTCGCACGCTTCATAGAGCATATCCTCAGCCCACGGGGACCAGATAAACTGTCGAGTTGCGGGCCTAGCGGGGTTGTTCCAAAGCAAGTCTACTGAGTTGACTAAGTGCTGGTATTTCCCCAATCCGCCTTGCTCGGGAGGGCGTCCGTTTTTGAACGCGTGAAGCTCCATTGTGACGGGAGTTGTTCCGTCGGGGAACTTGTAACCATATTTCGATATTGCCATAGACTAATCCAGTATAATCCTTAATTGACTGTTGCCAAGCATAAATATACGTGTAATATACCTCACATAAAATGGCCAGAAGAAATCAAATTGAAGACGGTGTAAAGGTTACTCTTTACCTTCCGAGCAAAGTCGTAGAGAAGGCAAAGAAGTTTGCCGATTCTTCGGATACATCACTGAGTCGTTTAGTGGCGGAATGCCTCATTGAGCGTATGACCGGAGATGTTTCTCATAACGTGAGTGTGTCCGGCGCACTAAACGATCAACTAACCCATACAGCTAAGGCTCAGGGAGTTTCAGTTGAACTAATGATGCGTAAATTACTGGAGGATCAATACGCGTAAGCGATGCTGGGCATTGGTGTTGATCCGGGCATAAAGGGCGGTGCAGCGTTAGTGGAACTTGATTCTTCGGGAGGGATCAAGGTTCTCGACATGCACACGTTCAAAACAGAAGAGGGGTTTATAGATTGGGTTAGGGGGGTTTCCTTAACCCATAAAATAGAGTTCGCTTACCTTGAAAAGGTCCATGCCATGCCTCAACAGGGGGTATCCTCCACTTTTACCTTTGGATGTAACTATGGGTTTGAACGGGGGGTGATGAAGTCCCTCCTATCCTGCAAGGTTACACTGGTTACTCCACAAGCATGGCAGTCACCCTTAAACTTACCCAAAGGTGTGACTAAGACTCAACACAAAAACGATTTAAAAAGGGTGGCTATAAAGCTATGGCCCTCATGGAAAATAACTCACGCCCTAGCGGACGGGGCGTTAATCGCTCGTTACGGGGCGTTAAAAACGGGAGGGATAAAAGACCCTTTCATAACCGCCAATAGTGGAGTCAGCTTCAAATCGGTAGCGTCTCGTATTCTTTCGAGTGCGTGCAAAACCTGTGGGAGAAAAGCTCCCTGTAAAAACTGCGCACGGAACTAAACCGTAAACATGCAAAGCCAAAAAATGTTAACTCTATTCGATGTCCAATCAAAACACGTTCTCTCCCTCCAAGAATCCCTTAAAAAAGTGGGGTGCGCCCTCGACTCTTCTGAAACTGGTTGTGGTAAAACCCTGTGTGCAATCGAGACGGTCAAAGGGCTGGGCCTTACCCCGATCGTGGTTTGCCCGAAAGCGGTAGTCTCCGCATGGGAAACTACTTTTGAGGGACAGAAGTGTTCCCACGGAGGTATCTTCACTTGGGAAAAACTTCGGGGTGGTCGCATAGGCCACGTCGTTAAACGCCGAGGTAAGAAGGGTTTTCTTTGGACCGTATCTCAAAGAGATACCGTTCTTATATTTGATGAGGTTCACAAAGCCAAGGGGGTTAGGACCCTCAATTCTAATTTGCTTTCCAGTGCCCGCGCCCAAAATATCCGGACCCTGCTCCTTTCAGCAACCGCCGCCGAGGACCCCCGCGAAATGAGATCTATCGGGTATGCTCTTGATCTGCATACCTTGAGTAATTTTTGGGACTGGGCTAAGGCATGGGGGTGTAAGTTTGATACATGGGGCTCCCTTCAATTCCCCGATTCGGAGGCTCACCGCTTAAAGGACCTTCATAAACTAATCTACCCCTCAAGAGGCAGTCGTCTCACTCGCGAAGATTTGGGGACCCACTTCTCGGAATGTAAGGTTATGACCACTCCGATAAACTTCTCCCAGACATCCAAGATTAGAACGCTGGTAAAGGAACTGAATGACGAACTCGAAAAGATTGAGGAGCATCGTGAATTAGACGGGGATGAGCCTATTGCTATTACTAAGCTGCTTCGGTTGCGTCAGGAGATAGAAATATTGAAAGTCCCTGATATCGTTACCCTAATAGAAAGCCATAGGAGCGAGGGTAATTCAGTAGCGGTATTCCTGAACTTTACGGATTCTATTAATGCGGTATCCAGAAGATTGACCGAACCCCACGGGTTTGTAATGGGTGGGCAATCTAAAACTGAACGAGATGACTATATAGCTAGTTTCCAAGCTAACTCCAGTAGAGTAATCCTGTGTAACACCTCTGCGGGTGGGGTAGGGGTTAGCCTGCATGATAAACTTGGTGGGCATCCCCGCGTAGCGTTGATCTCCCCTACCTATAATGCCAAAGAGTTTAAACAGATATTGGGTAGGGTTGACCGAGTGGGGAACTTAACCCCCTCCTTGCAACAAATACTGGTAGCGGCTGATACTATAGAGAAGGACATCATAGAAAGAATGATGGTAAAACTCAATAATTTAGACTTGCTTCACACTGAAAGTGACGTATCTAATACCACCATGAAAACAGAAGAGGTAATTAAGGTTGAAGGTGGAGTAGAGGACCATGCGGAGTTTGGGCCTTCATCGTTAAAGCTGGTGAAGATATGCGCGGGGTATAAAAGTAAATCAGGGACTAATCCAGCGGCGGAAATGGGGACACGGGTTCACCTAGCCTTGGAAACAGGAGACTGGTCTGCTTTAAGTGATTGGGAATCTTCACTCGCTGAATACACCCAACGCGTAGAAGATCTCATCTTTACGAATCTCGGGTTTGATGACTTCAAAGACTATAAAGAGATTCGATTGATTATTAAACTGCTTGGCGAAGAAACCTTCGGGACCTGCGACCGCTTCAGCATCCAAGGGACTGAGGCCATACAAATCGACTATAAGACTGGACGCCATGCTGTAGAAGAGCCCGCCGTCAACTTGCAAGCTAAAGCCTACGCTCTTGGGGCCTTTCAAAAATTCCCCGAAATTGATACCATCCATTTTTACTTAATTTGTTGCCAACGTGATGAGATTCTTTCTCATACATTCTCAAGGGATGACATGCAAGACATACTGGTGGAGATTTCTGCTGTAATAGCAACGGGTAAAAAATTCCGACATAACTTTGAAGCCGCGACAATAGAGGACCTTAACCCAACTCCCTATACCTGCGAATATTGCGCTCATGCGGGCCATTGTCCTGCCTTGGCTAGTATGCTTGCGGGGGTGGCTAAGAGATTTCACGGAGGGGGTGAGGTTCTGAATATACCGGAGATTGTTAGCGGTGCGTGTGTATCTGATCCGGAAATAATGAGTCAGCTATTGATTCTGGCTCCCATCGCTGAAGAGGCGATTAAGGAATGGAAGGCCAAGGCTAGGGAAATGATTTTCGAGGAAGGAATTGAAATTCCCGGATTTGAGGTTAAGACTAGAAAAGGTCGGCGGGCGATTACTTGTCCAAAGGCCGCTTGGGGTATTCTTAGGGAGAGCATTTCTCCCGACGAAGAGGGGGCCGCTCTTGAGGGGTTCTTTGAAGGGATTAAATCCTACCCCATTACAGGGTATGAAAAACTCGTTGCGAGTTTCGCAAAAACGGGTAAGAAGAAAGCTTTAGTTGCCGAAGTCGTTAGTGAACTAGAATCGGAAGATTTTATCTCTCACGGTGATGACGTTAACTATATAAGTAGAATAAAAAACTAAAAACAAACAAAAACTAAAAGTTAAAACAGAAATTATATTATGGCAAAAACTACACTAGGTAACATGAAGTCAGCTAATCCTGAAGAGAAGTCTCCTGCAAAGAAGACTGCGAAGAGGGAGGAGTTGGAGAAGGTGGAATCAACAACAGAGGTCGCCAAGATTGCCCCTAATGATGGAATGGAGGGTGACTGGGATCAAGAAGATCTTCTGCTCCCGAGATTGCTCGTTATTGCAAAGACTTCTGAATTGGTCGATCAGGGCTTTACCCCCGGAGGTATCTGTCTCAACAAAGAGATGGAGCTTGCTGGAAAGGACTCCCCTCTTGAGGTGATCGTCCTGAACATGGTAAAGCGTTACCAAGAGGATATTGATTGGGAAGATGACTCTCAACCAAAAGTCTTCGCTACCCGTGAGGAAATGCACTCTGAAGGGTTCTCTACCGAATACGGCGCAGTAAACTACTGCAAGCCTATGGCTAACTTCACTTTTTTGGTGAAGTTGCCGGATGACGTGGAGGATGATGCAGGGATGTTTCCCCATGAGTTTGAGGGAAGTCATTATGCGATGGTCGCTTTCACGGCGGCTAAAACAGCTTACGCAACTACCGCCAAGGTTGTGGCAAGTGCTGTGGCATTCTCTAAAAACCCCCTGTCCGCATACAAATGGTTGCTGACATCTTCGTTGAAGTCCTACAAGGATAATACGTGGTTTTCCCCATCAATGAAGCGTTCCGGAATCCTTTCCGAAACTGAAGAGGAGTTTGTGAAGGGGCTTCTGCCTAACTAGTCCCCACTAACTTCCAGTAACTACACTTGAATGGGGGAAGGGAAACCTTCCCCCATTTTAGTCTCTACTCTAACCAAACTAATAGATTATGAAGCGTGCTTGTATAGATTTTGAAACTTATTACGATAAAGATTGTTCTGTTCGCAACGGCGAGCAGCTTTACGTAAATCACCCTGACTTCGAGGCCTACATGGTGGGTATCGTAGGAGACGACGGGTTTAAATGGGTGGGCCATCCCAAGGATGCCCCATGGGAAAAACTGGACGGAGTTGATGTGGTGGCCCACAACCGCCCTTTCGAGGAACTAATCCTAGGGGTTCTTAAACAGAAAACCAACTTTAAATCCTTTGAATGCACTGCCGATATGTCGAGTTATCACGGTTGGGGTCGCTCGTTGGATATGGCGGGTAAACAGGGGCTCGGTATCGAAGTCGATAAAGGGGTCCGTAAAGAAATGATAGGGCAACGATGGGAAAAGCTCAAAGAGGATAAGAAAGCGGAGGTGTCGGAATATTGTCTGAACGACTGCAAAATAAGTTTGGACCTAGCGGAGAAAGGAATGGACGACTGGCCTGCTTGGGAGAGAGAAGTCTCCCATGAGACAACTCGTATGTGTAGGCAGGGCCTACCCATTGATATCAGGCTTTTGGATAAGGGTATCCAAACTTTGGGAGAAGTTCTTGATGAGGCTATTGATGCTATTCCGTGGGCCGATCACCAAGAGGGGGCCTTATCTTCTAAGTCGTGGAACAAGTTTTGTCGTGAGAGTGAAGAGGGTTTGAAGCCTCCCCGTTCGATGGCCAAAGATAATCCGGAGGTTATTAAATGGATGAAAGAACACCCTGTTCAAGCCGAGGTTCTACAGGCTACCCATAAACTTCGCGGGGCTAACTCCATGCACCAGAAGTTAAAAACCATGCGTTCGCAGGTTCTCCCTAATGGGCGGTTGCCGTTCGATCTTAAATACTTTGGCGCTTACCCTACGGGTCGGGATTCGGGTGGTTCTGATGATCCGGAATCAAAAAGCTGGAACGCTCAGAATATGATTAAGGGCAGTTTGTATGGAGTAAACCTACGGCACTGCATCCGAATCCCCAATGAGAGAGTAGTTTTCCACTCTGCGGATTTTGGGCAAATTGAGGCCAGAGTGTGCGCTTACCTTGCGGGAGAGACTGAAAAGTTGGACGCCGCTCGTAAAGGGGCTGACTGGTATGAGGTGGAAGCGAGGGCATTCGGCATGTTTAAGGGGGCTGAAGGCACCCTAAAGGATACCAATCCAGCTTTGAGGGATAAAATGAAGGCTATGGGGCTTGGTTGCCAGTTTGGTATGGGTGGTAATCGGTTTGCCAGCGTTACGGGTCAAGACTTCAATACGGCGTCGAGTATGGTTCGATTCTTTCGAGCCCAAAACCCTAAGCTGGTCGCGTTGTGGGCAACCTTGGCGAGGGATATGAAGAGCGCGGCAAGGGAACCTGAAAAGACTTACGAAATGGGACTGCCCTCGGGTCGATGCCTGACTTACAAGAATGTTTCCATTAGAGGAGGTCTTAGTGCAGAAATCATGCGTTACGGGAAACCCATCCGTCTCAAGTATTGGCACGGTATCCTCATAGAAAACGCGGTTCAAGCGATGGCGCGTGACATTTTCATGGACAGAGTAATGGCCCTCGTTCATGCTGGTCATAACATCATACTAAGAGTCCATGATGAAGTATTGATCGAAGGGGACAGGAGTAATTCTAAAGAGGAGGCAGAAAGTATTCATGAAATCATGACTACGTCCCCCGATTGGTGCGCCGATCTACCGTTGGGAACTGAGGTGGTTCAAACTGATCGTTACACCAAATAAAAGCCATGTATCATTATTTAGAAACGCTCGGGAGTGCGTCCACGGCGGTTGACAAAAAACATCCTTCTACCTTCACACCTAATCCGATACCAAAATTTACGGATAAGGAACAATTCAGGGAATGGTGCGTGCATCCGAATACGAGACATTGCTTCCTAACATTAACTGAGGCCCTTAACCCTCACCAAAGAGTGTCTGGAAGTAATCCTGCATTCAAATTATGGGGTTTTGTGGGGGACTATGACGGGGATACTTGTAAAACTACTACCACTCAGGACATCATCACTGAGATAAAATCTAAGAGCCCGACCAGTTGGCTACCTACGTGGATATACAGGACCTACTCAGGCAAGATACGCGTTGTCTGGGAGTTTGAGAACGCCCTGATGGTGGATAACGAGCAGTTTTGTGATAAAATCATGGACTCTCTTACGGCGGTTACGAAGTGTAAGGCTTTATTCAAAGGATGTGGCTGGGATGAGTGTTCCAAAAACCCGGCTATGATGTGGGAGATTGGGTCTAAGTGGGAACGAATCTCCACCAGCAGGGTAGCTGGCCCCGTATTGGAGTCCCTGTTCTTTGACGTGGCTAAAAAGACATCGGGGCCTCGGGGCAAGGTAACCATTCCGTTGGACGTGGTAGAGGAAAAGATTAAAGAAATGTTTCCTAACCGGTGGGTGGGTGATTTTGACGTGGGGCGCAGGGGTCCTTTATTTTGGATTGATGATGGCATAGATAGAGCAGGTTGCATCGTTCAGGAGGGGGGCATTTGGTGCTACTCCACCCGTGGAGGTAAGAGTTTCTTTTCATGGGCGGATATCTTCGGAGAGAAGTTTGTATCGGAGTTCAGGGACCAACAGCTTGCTGATGCGGTGGAGGATACTTGGTTTGATGGCAAAAAATACTGGGTGAAGGACGGGCGCAATAACTGGTCACCGATACTGAAAGAAGATTTGATGGCTCGCCTGAGATTAGCGGGGTTTACTCATAAGGCTAGAAAGCAGAACGATCCTGCTTCTCAGATTGATGAGGTGATCGTTTATATTCAAGATCAAAGGCGTATCCATGGGGCTGCGCCTTTTTTGTATAATTACGATGAGATTGTGGAAAAGGGTCCGCAACGGTATATCAACACTCACTCTAATCTGAGGCCTTTGAATGCCGCTACCAGTGGTAAACCTTCATTGTGGCCTAATCTCCATGATTGGATGAATAACTTCATGGAGGATAAGATTAGTTCACAATATCTATTCGCATGGCTTCAGAGGTTTTATCTGGGAGCAGTCTCTGGTAAGCCTGAAATGGGACATAGTTTGATTATTGCCGGGGACCACGATAAGGGTAAGTCTTTGCTCTCCACCTTCCTCTTACCAAAGATATTCAATGGTGGTGCGGATGCTGGCCGGTATTTACTGGGGCTGGAAGGGTTTAACCAAGATCTCACTCAGTCACCTATTTGGTATATTGATGATAACGCTTCAGGGGCTACGGTTTCAGAGCATCGGAGGTTTTCCGAAATGCTCAAGAAACTCTCGGCTACCCCTAAAGTAACGGCTCGGGTAATGTATTCTGATCCGGTTGATATCCCTAGGGTGGGTCGGATTCTTTTGACCACTAACACTGATGCGGATTCATTAGCGGTGATCCCGAACTTGGATGGGACTATTTTGGATAAGCTCATGATATTCAAAATGAATCCAAAGCATACCCCGTGGTTTCGATCTCTTTCCAGTCACGATATTGAAAAAACAATCGAGAAGGAATTGCCGCATATGCTGGCGTGGCTGGTGAATGACTTCAAGGCACCTTCGTATGTTACGCAGGGGGCCTCGGGTCGGTTCGGAATTAACGCTTATCACCATGCGGAAATCGTGTCTATGGCTAAAGATTTAAGCCCGGACCAAAGGGACTGGGAAATGATTCAGTTCTGGTGGAGTCTTTCTGAGGGGCATGAATGGGAGGGTAATGTGTCCGCTTTCATGGGAGAGTTGGAGCAATTCGAGCCTTTACGAGTTTTTACTCGGACGATGAATAAGGTGGCCTTCGGCCGCACTATGGCAAAGTTGTCTGGCACATACAGCAATAAAATAAAAAAGGTGGTGGACGCTGGAGTCGTCAGCTACAAGATAAATCTAAAATAATATGAAAGCACCGTTAGGATATTGCCCCGAAGAGGGGTGTGGGAAATCAGTCGTTAGACATACTGAGGGGGGTCAGCTTGAATGTTCGGCTGGACATACGTTCGACGCATTCAAGGCCCGACATAAAGAGGACGCCCTACCCGACGTTAAACTCGGGGGGTGGAAGGATGATTCTGGTCAGGTGGTTACCGCTCCGGTGGCGGCACCACCTACGGCGAGCCCTAAACCGCTGAGTAAAGCCTTTTTGACGGAGCCAACCTCGTTTAGGGGGCAAGCAGATCCCGCAGACTTCGTTGCTCAGGCCCAAAATGTATGGAACGAGCATAACCAATTGAAAGAACGATTCGAGTTTATGAGGGCTTCTTTGCAGGTCATGCTAGAGGACATTGATTCATTAATCGGTCCTCCTGAAGCTAACGAGTAAGTCCGAAGCGGACAAAAAAAAAGGCCCACCCTCACGTATGAGGGTGGGCCGCAGCTTTCACATACCAATAGTTTTAGCTAAAAAGGTCTCCATTTACGGAGTGGTCGTTCTAGGGAACGGCGCGGATCGTTTAAAGGAAGCTCCATTTGCTCTTCCTCTCCATACCCATAGTATTGGGAAATGATGTTGTGGTATCTCAGGCACACCTCGTTCAGTTCGTCTTTGAGAAGGTCCATGGTCCGAGCTAATTCATCCTCGGTGGACTCTATTGGCATGTTCAACGCCATCGCCACGGTGCATACAGCTTGTCTTGCCTCTGCATTGATGACTTTAGCTTCTACATGAACGAACGTCCCTGCTTCTTTGGGAACGTTTAGGGTGGTAGTAGTGGTGCAATCCATATTAGTTTGAGTTGTTTGAGCCTACTGATTAGAAACCCCCGCCGCCCAAAGCCAATCAAACGACGGAGGCTCCATTCGCAAACCAATAGGCCCTATGATACGTTGGTTATAAGGCGAGTCAAGAGGGTATTATTCAACTAGATCTTTTATTTTTTCCCGTTCACCGGGGGGTAAGTTTTTGGGGTCCAATGGGTTAGTGGGAGAGTCGTCTGGCAGTAGTTTTTTAGCTATGCTACGGAAGGCTTTCATGGTCGCCCCTTTCTGAGCTTTATGGGGGTCCGGTCGAGTGGCACGTTCTAACATAATTAACTGGAGTTCTTCGGGAGTGATACCATCCACAACAAAGACGCAAGTGGTCTTGTGCAGCTTAACTCTCCAGTAAGTGTCCATTCGCAAGTTCTCATCCGGAACTCCTTCCACGGGGGGCTCCGAGATAACCGCTTTGTTAACTTCGTTCGTGACGCTCAACAGTTGCCCGTTTTGCATACCCCCGATAAACAACGTTGGGGTATCCTCTTTAGCCCATTTTTTGGCCCTTCTTTTACTCTTCTCTCGTTTCGGCATTATAGATATCTTTTATTATTGTAGGTTTCGGAGGCCTACCCACTTTAGGCCTTGGTTTAGGCTTCAGTGAGTCTTTTATTTCCTTTTCAGTAGGATGGCCCGGAGGTAGATACTCTTCTTTGTTGAACGCAGCAACCTGAGCTTTGGATACTTCATCCGTTCGCAACCCTAAAGGCTTGCCCCCCTCGGCTACCCATTTGGTATCGTAGGGCATCCAAACGTAATAACACTTGGCTGATATTTTCCGGATTCCTACCAAAGGGGAAGCCTCACTCATTTTGGTCATCATCCGGCCCACCATTACTGGTCCATTAAGGTGGGCTAGTATGGCGGTATGATTGTTTTCCAGAATGTAATCTAACAAGTTGCTGGAAGTAAACCGATGCTTGTGAGCATTGGCAATCAGGTCCGTATCATCCGATCCCGCCATATCGTTTAACAAATCCGGTATGAGTTGGACAAGGGCCTGATACAAAGTCAGGACTTGTCCATCATAGAAGGTGATGGCGAACAACTTCTGCCCCATCGAACCCCTCCCTACGTCACCGCGATTTAATTGAGTATCTTTGACTTCGTAACCTTCTTTCCTTAACAAGCCGATTACCTTCGCTGTGGGTATGGTAATGGATACCCCGCCATCCAATTTAATAATCATTCTTCCGTGCGTTCACATTCAGTATAAAATACGTATAATGGTTACCTTTACCCTTATTCTATGACTTCTGCAACCCCGTTTATGTTGCCTGTATTCGTGTAAAACAAAGTGAATACATAGGGAGGGGAGCTTTTGGGCTTCTTACGATACTCCACATTCAACACAGGGACCTTTTTACCGACTTCCGCGTAGGCTTGGATTTCGTTGTATTGCTGCCCCTGCTCATTGATATACATCTCAACGTTTGGCAGGAGGTCAATAACTTCCACCGAGTTCTTCAAAACAAAGATGAAACCATAATGTTCAGTAAGCTGCTTGAGTCTCTTGAGGAACCTTACTCCCTCAGTAGTCCCTAAATCAATGGAGTCATAGAGGTCCACATTATCCCACTCAATGCCACATCGGCGGGTTGTGGGGTCCGGGGCGGTGATTGGAGCCAGTTTCTCGGCCAAGCGTCGGACTCGTCCCTCGTAAACACTCCACAGGTTTGAATGGTGGTCCTTGATTGAGGTTGCAGAAGGCCATCGTTCGTCCCATCCGCTCATTTTCTTGCCCTTATCGGCGGCAGCCCAGTCAGAAGCGTCCGAACGCCAGTCCTCAAATGAACAAGATATATAGGCCACGGGGAACGATCCTTTTTCCATTACGGTCTTGAAGTCTTCCGCAGAGTGGTCCTCCGCGTCGAGAACGTGGACGTGAGCGAGGGTATCCACTGGATTGCCACTATACTGCCAAACCCATGTCCAAAGCGGTGAGGAGCCTTTACGGGGGATGCCTTGAGAAATAAGTCCTTCATAAGTGATATACCGTGGTGTGGACAAAGGTTCCTCATACGGGACATCCTCGGAGGCGGGATCGGAGTCGGGTCCAAAGTAGGGAGGTAACAAGTCATTGTCGGAGCCTTCCCCGTCATAAGCGGAGCGAGCATCTTGGGTGGTAGTTGTTGGGGCAGGGGATTTTCGGGGCGGGATATCGTATTTCTTGCTCAAGGCCATCAAAAGGACCACGACAATGGTGCCTAGGACAATATTCCGGTAGGGATCTGTAGTTTTCATAATTAGTTATAGTTAGTTGTAAGAGTGCAGGTGGATTTCACCCGTTTCTGGACGCCGCAGCCTAGGTTGAGATAAACAATAGTAAAGCATCTATTGTAATTATTTTTTATCTCAGGCAACCCTACTAATGGGCCACAGCCTAGGTAAACAAAGGGCTAGAGGGTTATTTCCGAGTAAATTATCGCATTATTGGATTTCAGATTCTTCTGGAGGTGAAAAACAAAAACAAGCCTGACGGGGGAAAATAGATGATACCCCTCTCTCTATTTTTCTATTAAAAAGTAAAAGTATCTTATTAGAATCATCTATTTATCTCTAACTTGTTTACCTTTAACGAGTTGTCTCCCAAACATAGGGATTTCTGAGAGAAGGGTTTTTCACCAACAGGGTTGTCTAAAAAGTTTCTCTCTACATCCCTACATTGGGAGCATTCAACTTTTATTGATATTACGACGTGTTCAGGATTCTAGTTGTATTATTAGCACCTAAAGGGGGTCGGCACTTTTGCCCAAAAGACTGTTCACATTCACTCTACTCTATACTTTATTCCCTTATTAAATACGTATATAGAAAATATGGGGGAAATTTTACAGGGACTGATACTAATCCCCGCCGCCCCGATGGGGCACGGCCCCCTCCCCCGTGGCCCCTGCTACAGTGGGGGACTCCCTACCATACGTAGTAGATACGTATACTAGTGAGAGTGGTTCGGCCACTACGGTCTGGAAATTCCAGTTAACGGACTGCTCTCCTTTGAATACCTATTATATTATGGCTAAACCTATCGTAGAAACTATATCGGATTTGTTCTCGCAGATCCAGAGCCAAACGAAATCCAAGCCTGAGTATTTTCGGGAGGTCAAGTTGGCCTCGACGAAGTCAAAAATCTACTCCGAAGGGAGTAACGCATTCAAACTCTGCCTCAAGGCAGAGGCGGGGGACCCAGCGGTCCACCGGAGGTTGGCCCAGACCATTGAAACCTGGGTAAACCTCTCGAAGTTAGCGGAGGCCTTTCCGGAGGCCACCATCAGTCTCAAGGGATAACCGAAGGACTACCCCGCCCCACCTCACGGTGGGGCGGGGATTCTCTTCCGCCATCACCCTATCAGGTGATGGCGGAGGTGAATCTAAGGATTCAGCTAGATTGCAAGGGATACGTCCCTGCCATCTAGCACCACATGAGGGCACGACAAAATAGTCGGACCATGTTTTTAACCTAACGGTGTTGCGGTCGCAGCACTTAAAGCCTGATACGTCGGGCAAGGGGGCGAGTAAGGCATCTGAAGGGCGATACGTCGCCTAGAGGAGAGCCAGAAAGTTAAGAGACGCGCCTCAGCCTCGCCTTACGCGGATACGTCCTACCGTAGGGGGGAGCCAAACTGATCATTAACAGCATAGAATTTATCCCGAATTGAAGGGAGCTTTCGTGATTCGATTGAACGGCAAAAAAATAACTTTTTCGGCTGGATATTTGAACTACCACGCGGCTTGCGGCCTTATTCAAAGGTGTCTTGCAAGAGGTTGAACCTCTTATTCCCGCGTAACAGACGACTGATGCGTCCTTAGCAGGCGTATGCCACCAGTTGTCGATTTGGAGTCAAACATTACAGAAATTGTTGCTTAGTCCGAGATCAACGCGCTTAGTGCAAGGTGTAAAAACCACGCTAACGACACGAAATAGCATAATGGAACGAGGTTCACAGGCTTCCGTCCGACGCTACTAGGCTCTCCTGTCAAACCTTTGGGGACTTTCACAGTGGGGTTCATTTTCCCGTAGTCCAGCAAACAAAACCGCATTAGCAAGCGGGCTGGTTTTGACATACGTTTCCTTAATCGGAGGTTACTAGTGGCGTATAGATTTAAAATGAGTGGCGGTTGGACGCCCTAATGCCTTGCGAGGCTAATCCTGAAACGGAATCCAACACTTTGAGACAATGCACCAATGCATCCAGCTCGCCTATGATAACGGCGGGCTTTCTACGTTGTTACGTAGAATGAAACTGGAGGAAGAGCGGCGCTAGCATCTCATCGGACGGGGTAAATACCGTCATCTTGAAAACCCACTTCAATCCACGGTTTTTCCGTGGGTTTTGTTAATCCTATACCTCTCCAGAGGCCAACACTCCTACGCCAAATGCGGCTAGGTGAGGCGTCTGGAGAGCCTAGGAAGAACAAACACAAATTGTTCCCAAACGATTTGTTGTATGCAACGCGAGCCCTATCCGAGGCCTTCTCCAGCGTTGCATACAACATTTATAATTTCAGACACTCTATTTATTATGGCTAACACCGATACCAACAAACCAACAAAAACACCAAGAACGAGGGTAACAACCTCAATCACGCCCCTTAGGGCCTACGCACTGTCTCTCCATCAGGAGGGACTAATAACCGAGCGGCAATGCCGCAACGTTTACAAGGACGAGGAGTTCTCGTTAGCCCTTTGGGGCAACGAGAATTATAATAAGGAGAAGTTCGTCAAGCAGATCAAACAGATCTGGACGTTCTAATCCCGATACTCCACCAAAAAAGACCACCTCGCTGCAGGTGGTCTTTTTTGTGTATCACTTTCTTTATGCACCACCACACCACCGCCACCACCACCGCCACACCGATAACAATCGCAAGTGATCTTGCTAACATGCAACTGCCCGCACGCGGCGATTCAATTGTTATCCATAGCCCAGCAGCCCCCAGCCACCCGGATAGGGTGAGGGGGGACGGGGACACCAACGCTCCGGCCTCCACAATCTTCCCCAAGCGGGGAAGAGTGTGGGTAGCTAGAACCAGTAAACACTGGTTAGAGTTGTAAAATGCCGCGAATCTCTCTGTAGGAGTTATCTCCTACAGAGGGACACAATTTATGAACATGCAATACTGCAAACAAAACCAGCCCGTTAAAGCTTCATTACTTCACAGAGTAATGTGTTTCTACGGTGAGACCACCCCACCGATTCTGAACCGGTCGGGGGACATATCAAATGCCCTTAAAACGGCTTACCATTGTCAGATTGACTGGACAACTCCGCTTCCAAGCGGAGAGACCTTAGTCCTTGTGACATTCACGGACAATCCTAATCGGATTGACCAAATCATCATCGGTGTAGATGGCATCGGAAGGGCATTATTGCCCCCCGTAACCACCTAGGCCGGATTAACCTCAACCAGCCAAACCAATGCTGATATTGACACCAATGCTGATATTGAGCGCCATAATTGCGCTCACGATCTACGTAGTTTACGAACTACGGGGGCGAGAGGACTAGTCTCCTCGCTCAAACGGGGGCACCGGCTTACCTAAACCAAGCCGGAAACTTTTTACCGCCTCACTCTGCGATTTAAGGAGAGGGGCATTGTTTACAAACCAATAAAACATACCAAAAATATGACAGACCAAACCAAACTAATAGATGATATGGAATCCGATCTGTGCCGCTTGCGGGAAGAGGTAAAATCTCTCCGAAGCCAAATTGATCGAATCCGGTCAGGGTCCTCATTCGTAGGCCCCGTTGAGGTGGCCTTCGATTATCCGGATTGCGAAGAAATCTGCATCTCCATAGATACCGTGCAGGACATCTACTGGTATACCACCCCCGAAATGACTGAATGGGAGGACTCCTCCAATATGTATTCGGTCCCAAAAGCGGGTGAACGGAATAACGCGGGGGTATGGCAAACCCCCCGGAGCTTGATGATTGACGCCAGCTATATGCTGCTTCAAGGCAATCACTAGTCTGCGGACTCCTCCATCATAACCCGGTCCTCGCCGCAAAGGTGAGGCCCGGGTTTTTACTTTTAAGGTATCGAGCCCTATCCGATTATAGTTATGAACAAGCACATCCGAAAACTAACACCACAACAGCGCCAAAAGCTGGCGGTAATGAAGATCCAAGCCAAGCGTCGGGCTAACTTCGATCGGTCAATGTCTGGTCCCGTTACGGGCATATCCAACATTGGCACTCAGGGGAGTTTCATTAAGAACTCGCATCCCCCATTCAAGATGCGTCCGGCGAACAAATACTGCTAACAATCAGGCAGAACAGGGGATTTTGGGGGCTCTAAGAGCCCCCAAGGCGAACTGCGTTCCCCCTTTCGGGGGGAACGCTAGACTTTTTTCACGCTATGGCAACAACAAAAAGAAAGAGAATGGGTTCTCGATACTCTGCTGCAAAGTATGATAAAATCGAGAAGCGACACGGGAATAAGAAAGCAGGCCGGACTATGGCTAAACTATGGTCACGCGCCCTACGACAGGAAGAGAAGACGATCATCGCCTTCTACTTCGACAATCTGGAAGATCCCCTCGATCCAGATTTTGTGCATCGCGGTCGCGAGCGCAAGACTAAGAACAAACCCCTGTATTTGGAACTGCACTCAGCGGGTTCCGATAATGCATGGGTTTCAGGAGACAATCCTCCTGCTCCTTCACGCCCTTAGTTGGCCAAGGTCGGAGTTGTCGGAACAAACCGACACCGGTGATCCCCTTTATAGGAGAGTAGTCTCTTGTAAAGGGGTTCAGGGCGGCCGCCAAATCCATGGCTGATAATATAATATAATATGGGGCCCTATCCGATCCACTTTTAGAATTTAAGCCCGACATACTGCGGCCCAGACAAGAAAGACAAGAACATACCTAAATTATGGCAAACTCAGAATCATTCACTAAGTCCAAGAGATACTTACAGATCGTTGATGCCCCGGCGTCAGTGACTCATAAGCGTCTTTATCACTGTTCGTTCTGCGGACGTGATGCGTATTCGCTTGATATCCCTGTGGTGGGAAACCCTGCGGGAGTAGTGTATATCTGCGCTGATTGCGTTGCAACGTGCAACGTCATATTGGTCACCAAAGCGGCGACTGCTAACAATCAGGCGGAACAGGTATAAGCTCTAGCTCTCCTGTATCCATAACCCCCTCGATCTCTAACCGGATCGAGGGGGTAAGGAGAGAATTTTCCCATGTTAGATTAAAAGTCCTCTACCCAAACAATACTCGCGCTCTGTGCGCCCGAACTTCCGGAAGCTGACGTAACGGTTAGCACATCGTTGGGCCTGATATTAATATCCAATTCCGACATGGGAAAGGATACTCCAGTGTCTTTACCCACCGTTCCCGCGAACAACAATTTTCCACCTGAGACGTAGGCCTGCACTTGGTCCACCTCCATTACAGAATCCGCTCCATTAATATCGGCCCATGCGGCCGTCCCCGAAAGAGTAGCGTTGAGATACATCCGGAACGTGGACAATGTATTTGCATCATTACCCACAGACAACTGCCTCACAATGCTGCTTACCCGATTCTGTAACGATTGGTAAGTCCCCTTATTCCTAAGATGGAAGAACGCGGTTTCAGTGGAGTGGGTGGAGGACGCTTGGTAAGCGTTAGAAGGACCCGTAACAATACTGCGGCCCTCTACAAAAGCGGCCATGGAGGCGGTCTTTACCACTAGATTGGTGGTATTACCCTGATTAACAACCTCACCATGCAAGGGTAACGAAGGATTGTAGATGCTGGGCAAAACATAATTGTTGGCGTATTGGATTCGATGGACGGGAACAAATCGCCCCGTTGTCGGATCTTCAGCCGCGTATTCAACCTGTCCTGCACCTAGCCACTGGAATCGGATCTGGAACACATTCAGTTTAGTGGTATCGAGGAGGACTCCCGAAGGATTCCCCGCGTTTCCGGCTCCATCCATCGTATCAATATTCCATGCAGCCCGCCCTATCCAAGTGTCCGTTTCGTTTTGCCTCGACATTAAACCGAAGCTGGTCCCATTATACCCGAGGAAAAACCCATCTGAGGTATCTCCCACCCCTAAAAGTTGGGTGGAGTCGGCCGCACTACTTTCCCACATTCCCGTGAATCTAACCGAGGCACCTAACCCTGAACGGTATTTAAGGATGCGTCTTGAGTTCATCTGAGCGGACCCCGCTGCATCAGTGGACGTTTGCAAAACAGCCATGGAATCCGCTTGAGTCACGGTTCCGCCGTTTAGAGTGTCGGTATCAACAATGTCCGCATTGATCGAGTAAGCGAAAGTAATCTGTGCTTGTGGGGTAAGCTCACTGGTTCGGAGATCCCCGAAGGCCGTAGTCGGTTCATGAACGTTAATTTTTAGGTTACCCTCCGTATCAGTAGGAACATTGCGAAAATTACCCGCGCTGTCTCTGCCAACAATCACGTTTCGGCCGAGGTTAGCCACCATGCTCGGTGACAAGGAGGCGTTCAACCCAAGCAACTGCCCGCTCAAAGAGTTAATCAAAAACTTAGTCTCGTAGAGTAAGTCGGTGGTGGTGACTCCCGCATCATTGGTAAATTCATACCGCACATAATCCGCGAAGGCAGGGGCCGAAAACAATTGGAATCCCGTTGACGCACGATAAGGAATGGTCAACGACCGGACAATGTCCGTGCCCGCTGAATCAGCGGCAAAACTAATTTGTATCGTCCCATCATGGCTGGACAAGATATGAGTCTGGACCTGCTGATACTTGCTCAGTTCAAGGAATCCAGAATCAAAAGTTTCACTGGCCGCTAAGTTCGTAGTGGTGGAGAAGGCCGTTCCAGATACCGGCTGATTTCTGTAAGTATTAGACGGAGTGATTCCAACAACCACACTCTTAACCACGGTGGCATCGGAATCATCATTAATATTTTGTCCAAGGGGGGCGTTGGGCTTCGCGAAGGTCCCATAATATGTTTGAAGACGTAAGAAAGTTTGATCGGACCCTCCTGTGTTGGTCAAAGAAACCCTGAAAAACCTCGGCCCCTTTACTGCGGTATGAAACTCATGGATACCCGCTACCACTTCAAAACCTCCCACAGGGAATGACCCCCAATTTGTGCCATCTACAGAAAACTCAAAGTTTAAAGTCCCCGGCTGATCTGTTTGGCAGCTAACCATTACATCCGTGAAATCGTTCTCCTCCCCCACACCAACGAAAGTTTCACCCGCTGGTAGTATTGTGGTGGAAGAGTTTGACGTAGATGAAGCAGCACCTGATCCGGAGGCACCCCCAGATTTTATAGCAACCGGTAGGGGATTATCATCTGATACCTCGGTTCCTGCACCTCTGCTGGCTAAAGAATAATGCTTGGTTTTCATCCTATAGTATACTCGTTTCCCTTTAAAACTCCACGGGAAACAAAGAGCCCCTCACCTCCAACCACCGGATAGGGTGAGGGAGGGAGGGGCGGTCCTAGGTAGCGGCAACGAAAAAGTTTATCAGTTGGGGTATCGTTTGCGATACACGACCATGGCACGATCAGCGGCGTTTACCGCGTTGCTTACATCACTACGGCTTAGTGAAGCAGTAAAGAAGGCCAACCAGATTGGTCGCTCCTGTTCCCTTAGTCGCATCGCAGCCAACTTAGTTTTATCCACTGAGTCATCCATAACCGCCTTGGCGTCCGAATTTGCAGCGGCTCTTTGTTGATCCTTATCCACGGGACTCGGCTTAGGTCTTTTCTTCTTTGAATTGCTCTCGGGCATAAAAGAAGTTAGCACCTCTAAAACGAGATGCTAACACCAATTTCGTGAACTGTTGGGGCATTTGGTGAACTTTTCCAAGTCCTATACACCGGCTTCACTCGACTCCGATTAACTCCGAACCGGAGTCGTCTTGATTTATCGTCAAGATGATTTCGTGCGTCAGGGAGGCTTGGGTTTTGGAACTACTTTCGGTCTACTAACCGGCTTAACCGCCTCAACTCTAGCCGCGACCTTGGGCGCGGGCTCTGCATAAGCGGTAAAGCCCGAATCTTTAACTTTAACCAATCTTTCGGGTAGCGTAGCAAACGCTACAAACGCTCCACCCATCACTTTATGCTGGTGGGGATACGGAGGACAAATTTCAGACATGCACCTAGCAATAACATCATGCGGACATTTCGAGAACTCACACAATTTATTATGCACAGCAAACGCGTAGGGGGATTCGTGCCACCCATTATAACTGGTTCCGCCAGTGCCACGTCCATTAGTGGCCCAATGACCTGCAAAGCAAACATAATGCTTGAACCCAGTCGATTTCATCGCGGCGAATTGGGCCAGAGCTATGCGCCGTTGCCCCACCTCAGTTTGCATCCATTCGATCGGTTTACGACCGTTCTTGCTATCGTTACGATAAGCAAATTCATCAATGACGGCGGCGACTCCACGCCTTCCTGTCTGGTTTAGCATCCCCAACCGGTGTTGGCGTGCTGTCACGATCAGATTCGGTTGATCGTAACCCCAGCCATTTTCGTCGTAGATCTTTTTGTATTCGCCATTTAGTGCCGAAGCGAACTTTTTTCCCGCCGTATTAGATAGCATCATAAAGCCGGATGCTTTCCCCCCTGCGGCATTGAAGTGTTTATCCAGAACAAGTATGTCTTTATTATCGCCGTAAGCGGAGGCTTGTATGGCTGACGTAGCAAAGCTGCCCGTCTTGTTCAGCACAAAATGAGCCGACTGGCCATCCCCCAAATCGGTGGACACCGCTTTCCTAGCGGTAGATCCAGTAGATTGGAATGGATCATAGTTGATTGCCTCCGAGGGGGCATAGTCTCCCTGCCCGTTCAATCGAAGGTCCTTTACTTTGGCGGCATCCAACTGCCCCGGCTCTACCTTATCGTATACAGGGGAGTTATCCCGTATAATAACCGAGGATGCGGGGACGGGCTCCTGCCCGCATTTCGGCGTCGAAAATAGCAGAAAGCCAATTACCACAAACCCAATCGTGTATAACACAGTGGGTGTGTGGGAGTTAATTTTTTTGATTACGTTCATACTTTAGACATCAATGGATTGTTCGTCATCATCTATGATGGCTCCACTATTGCCCAAAATACCCACATTGATAATGGTATCTTGCCTGTCCACATCCATATCCAGTGTCCGACGCATGACCCTATCCGCTACTTCAAGGTCCTTATAAGATTTAATGACGGGCAGCTTGGCCTTCGTTATCTGCTTTCGCATCATGGCAGCCACGGCCGCTTTATGGGCGTCCTGTTGTTCAACGATGCTCCTGCCAGTTTCATCTATCGCAGCAAGCGCCCTATCCGCTTCCTCTTTTGTGATGTCTCCCCTTAATTTCTGCGCTCGTATCTGAGTGTTGCGCTGTTGGAGTTGCTTGGACACGTTTCGAGGGGTGGTCCAATTCTCCCTCTTAGCCCTACTTCTTAACGTGGAGGGGTTGACTTTGAATCTCGATGCTAGTGATGAACTACTCTCTCCTAAGAGGTAGGCATTTCTTATTTCTTCCCATTGGGCATCAACTTTTGGTCTTGGCATTTGACTTTATACGTAGGTTATCTTATAAGAAGATACACCTACACAATACGTAATGCAACAGGAGACTTCTCCACTACAACCTACAATCCATATGAAAACCAACAAACCAACAAACCAACAAACCAACAAACCAACAAACCAACAAACCAACAAACCAAAGATCACCCTACTACTAGAGTCGTTCACCCTTTTAAATGGGTATGACCTAACGGGCGGTGAACGGCATGATGTCGATTACTTAGGAGACCCAACCGACCATCTTGTGTGGGAACAATACACTAGCAGGTTCTTTCGCTACGATAACGAACTGTTCGATCTAAACGAATTTATGAGGGTAAAACCTGAAGGGCCGGACACCCTACCATCTGAGTATGGGGTAGGACCTAACTCCCCCTTGCTGGAGTGGGATGGCGTTCAAGTAGGGCACCCTACTTTAGTCGTAAAGATTTTAATTGATGAGGACGAACCAGCAATAAAGCTGGGAGCCCTCAAGTAAACTGTTTTAAAACGTATGAAAACTGAAACTGAAACTGAGTCGCCTTGTTCTGTTTCTTGTGGATGGGATGGGAAGCACGGGAAATGCACTCGTCCTGCCGTATGGGAATGCTTACTTTACGAAGGACACGACGACGAAGAGTGGGTTCCGTTCTGCGGTCATCATTATAGCATGGCCAGATTCCACGGATGGAAGATCAGGCAATTATCAAAACAGAACGACATAGCACAGGCAGTCTCCGAACCAAACCTAATACTATTCAATGAACGATTTAATACTATCAAATCAAAAACCGATCCCGAAAACTGAAGATGAGGAGACTTGTCCTGATGCGCCTTGTTCTCGTTACCGGCACAAATCTGGAGTTATCACATACGAGGAGCAAAGTGTATGTGTCATGGTATGTCCAGACTGCGGAGTTGGAAACGAGTTTCCATTCAACCCAACCGATGTAACCGGAGATCATAGCGACGACTCAAGAGCGATTTGTTATGGTGGGTGCGGCGAAACTTTTGATCTGGATGATTAAGCGAGAACGTAAAAGCACACAAACCAACAAACCAACAAACCAACAAACCAACAAACCAACATGTTAAGAAAAGCCAAACTAATAAGAGCCATTATGGATTCCTTCTTGGAGTCTTATGGGAACGACTTCATCTACGGCATTGACCCCGATGAGGTCCCAATCCCCGTTGGGGATATACCGAGTATTATGGAAGAGCCTTCACTGGCCCTACTGTTCCGAAAGGATTCGGTTAACCCGAAACAAGCCACGGATATATCTGAGGCGTGTTTCTTCCCCGTAACCTACGCGGAGTTCAATCCCAAAGAAATCAAGTTCGGTTTCAACGGTAACCACGGAGTAGTCCCAGTAGTAGGGCCTACTAACGGAGACTATAAATTCTCCTTGCTGGTCTACCTCAAATTCGATCATTGCTTCGTAAGGGATTTGAATGAGTGCCTTGAGGAATATCCGATTCTTGAAATCCCCACCCCGATATAGAAATAAAACCAATAAACATACCAATAACATGATCGAGATACTACACCCAACCATGGATGACACGGATAATCAGATACTTCTTTGTAAGAAGTTCACAAATGTCCTTAGTGAACCTAACTTCATGACCCCGACGGTTATGTTCTACGCGAAAATCCTTAATGGGGTAATCGAAGTGAGCAAGGGGAGGGGCATTACGCACCATACCATCTACGGGGTAACCGTGGTTGAAAATGGGAAAGTCAGCCACGAAAAAAGCGGCTGCTGCTACACCCTATCCGAGGTAGCAGAAACAGTAGTGGAGCTTGGGGGACGGACGCGCCACGAGTTACTAAAGTAAACCATTCCCGCACCTACTGAGGATTTATTTCTCAGTAGGTAGGGGAGTTGTTATGATTCCAACGAGACGGAAAACTCGGCAAACCAATTAATAGACAAGTAAATATATACCAATAATATGAAAGTTAACGAGAACATCACCATCACACAAGGCGACATTCCAGAGATTGTAAAATCCTGCCATCGTCGTCTTGAGTTGCAGTTGAAAAAACTCGGCCATCGCCGTGGGCTTACCATGCCCATGTTTATGGCAGTGCCGGGATCTGGTAAAACCTCGATCGGAGCCAAGTTGGCCGATGATCTTGAACGCCTGTTGTTTGAAGACTGCGCGGGTAACATGATGCCGGGGGATGCTCGCATTCCTGCGGTGGACTTGGAGAAGCAGATTGCTATGTATTGTGGTAATAAATCTTATCCCTTCATTAACACTGGAACCGTCAAAGAGGACGATAAGGTGCTGATGTTGTGGGATGAGTTTTTGGATGCTTCACCAATCATCCAGAAGATTCTCAAGCAAGCAACCGAGGCCAACCGTTTGGGTGACCTTCGCTTTGCTGAGAACACGCTCCATATTGCAATGACGAACGGGTTGGAACATGCCTGTAACTCAGAGCGCCTTGGGGCAGCAATGGCTAACAGAACGGGCTTCTTTGAAGTAGCCCCGTCAGTAGACGTATTCCAAGAGTGGTTTACGGCGGCAAACATTAACGTGGAGGCAGAGGCGTTGATCGCTTCTAATACCGACATGTTTTATAATATCAAATTCGCGACATGGGACGGGAAGAGCAACTTTGCTTCTTTCCGAACCGTTACCGAAATGGGTATGATGTTTGAAGCTGACTATGTTACAGAGGAGCAGGATGGTAGTAGGACGTTTGATTTCAAGTCAGACCCTCTCTGCCGTGCGAAACTCCAGTCCATACTCGGGCAGGTATCTGGAACTAAGGCGTATGCTTGGCTCCAGTTGTATGATGCGATCGGTTCTATCGAACGCATCCTTGCAAACCCGACCACCAGTAGGCTTCCTGATGATATCAGTAAGCAGTGGATCGTTGCGGTGAAGTTGGTGGGGGTAGCGAACGAATCAAACTTGGGGGCGGTAATGGAAATTGCCACCCGCCTTCGTGGTTCTAAGTCATTCCTTGAAGCCTTCGTGGCTAGGTCGATTGGCAAGCAAAAGCCAAACCTCCAAAAGGAACCTGCCCTACGCAGTTGGATGGCGCGTGAATTGGATACCCTATCCGGTCGTTCAGGCAGCATCTAGTAGCAATCGCTGGTAGAACGGGGGGAGTAATCCTCCCGTTCATTCCATAAGTCGAAAGGCCTTCGGGCCTCCGTCGTAACTAGCCACACGACGCTGATGAGACAGGCTAATTAAACAAACCAATAAAACATACCAAATGAGAGCTAGTAATATTACTAATCAAAAAGAATTAGAGGAGGACTTGAACAACTTGATGCGGACTATATCCGCTGATACCACTCTAAACTTATTCATGCCGGGACTTATAAGCCTGAAAATGGAGGTTGGTCGAGAAGATGTCCTGACTGCTTGCACTGATGGATACACCATCTGGGTAAACTTAGAGTTCTGGAACCTACAAACCAAGACTCAGAAGGTGGGACTTCTCTTCCATGAGATGTTCCATTGTCTGTGGCTACACTTCTGGAGGTTCAAAAACTCCAATCTGGAGATTGCCAATGTGGCGTGTGACTACATCGTGAATCGAATGATTCGCTTGTTATCGTCTCGCTCTTCGGCAATTAGCCTGATGTCTACTCCAGAGGGGTGTTCGTTGTATGACTCCGATGAGTTTGGAGAATACTCTGAGGAAGTAGTCTACAACAAACTATGTAATCAGTCTGAAGAGGAGGAGGATGATGAAGACCAAGAAGAGGAGGGTGAAGGCAAACCCTGCGACGATGGCGATGGCGATGGCGATGGCGATGGCGATGGCGATGGCGATGGCGATGGCGATGGCGATGGCGATGGCGATGGCGATGGCGATGGCGATGG